GAAGCGCATTTTGGGAAACAATATGCTCTAGGATGTAAGCATCCTCCTCGCACTGAACAGCAAAATATTGAGAAATCTCTAAGGCAGAAGGGCAGACCACATAGAAAAAGAACACCCGAAGAGAATAGGGCTAATTCTGAACGACAAAAAGGAAAGCCTAAACCTAAAAGTAAAGTGAATTTTGTATAAGTATGATTTTTCAGCGCACCACAGTCCCAGGACTCAATTATCAGTTGCCCGTGCTCACGCGAGCGGGCGCCCGGTACTATGTGACGCCATCGGGGAATATGTATCCTTCAGCGTCCACAATAGCAGGTCTCCTGACTCGTGACGGAATCACAGCCTGGCGCGCCAAGGTCGGCACGGAAACCGCTGATAGAATCTCCAAGCGCGGGGCTGATCGAGGCACCAATGTTCACGCGGTGTGTGAGAGTTATTTGCGGGGCACCCTGACACCCCTTGAGCGACTTGGTATCATGCCAACACTCAAAGAGATGTTTCTGTCGCTTCAAAAAACCTTTGATGCCAATATTTCGGAAGTCTATGCGATTGAGCAACCCCTGTATTCTGATCGACTCAAGATTGCGGGTCGCTGTGATGCGGTAGTGGTTTGGAATAAGCTGTTAGCGATTCTGGACGTGAAAACCGCGAATCGCCACAAACCAGAGGAATGGATTCTGAATTACTTTGTGCAAACCGCTGCCTATGCGGAAATGTTTGAAGAGCGCACGGGTATGCCGATTGATCGAATCGTTCTAGCAACCGCGATAGAGGGTGAATCCCATGCGGTGATTCACAATAGGTCCAAAGCTGAGTATCTGCCCATTCTTGATAAATGTATCGCCCAATATTACAAGGAAAACGGTTCCCAATTTGCCTAGGAGGTCACTTCATGAGACGTGAACTACTACATCTGGTTCGAGTGTTACTGGTCCTATCGTTGTTGGTGGTGTTTCCACTGGCACAAATTTCAATGTCGGATACCACGATGTCCCCATCTTCGCCCTACAGCGAGAGTACCAAAGTGATCGACTATACACCCACACCGCAGGACGAGAAGTGCTTGACACAGGCCATCTACTACGAAGCGGGGAACCAATCGGTTATTGGTAAGGAAGCGGTCGCGTGGGTCGTCCTGAACCGTGTCGGTCGTCATGGATACCCCAAAACTGTCTGTGGTGTGATTGCTCAGTCTTCCAGGGTTGAGGACGTCAAAGTCTGCCAGTTCTCGTTTTGGTGTGAGGAACGCTACAAGCCCAACCAGACTCTCTGGAACGAGTCGCAAGAAATCGCTCATAGAGTCTTGCAAAACATCGGAAATCGTGCTATAATGAATCAATATGGTGATGCGACCTATTACCATGCGCGTTACGTCCACCCCGCGTGGGCGAAGCACAAGATTCGATTAGGTGTGATAGAGGATCACATTTTTTACAGGGAGCCGCAATGAACATTGAGGATTGGTTTTTTATATTCTTCATGGTCGTCATGATGGTCGTGTTTTCGTTGTCGGTAGCAGGGTTAGTGAAATACTTTTTTCAATAGGGGGTTATCATGGCATTGACAGCATTGGTGGTGAGTTTGAATCAGGAAGAAAAGGATCGTTTGTTGAAGGCGGTCAAGGAAATGTCGAACTCGCTGGCTCGCGCCGAGGGTGAGGCAGAGTATGTCAGAGAAGCGACCAAGAAAATTGCTGACGACGTGAAGTTGTCCAAGAAAATGGTCAGCAAGCTTGTCAAGGTTTATCACAAGCAAAACTTCGAAGAACAAGTGGCGATCCACAACGAATTCGAGGACCTCTACAAGGCACTTGTCAAATAATGCCCACCAAAGAAGAAATACAAAATTTCTCTCTGATGCTCAGGGAATACTCCGCTCGACGGAATGTTTCTCTGTGGGATGGGCTGCTCCATTACTGTGAGCAGACGGGCATGGAGTCTGAGGTCGCCGCATCGTTGCTAACCAAGGCCGTCCGTGCTGACTTGACGATTGAGACTCAAGACCTCAATTTGCTCAAGCGGCGCGGAAAGAAAGATGGACGCCTACCTGTATGAGCGTAACCGGTTTCGACGCCTTCAAATTATACCAATCACTCCACCTCCACTTTACAGACCCCAAGTATGATTTCTTTCGCTACAAGGGGTCTGTAAAACATTGTACCCCCGACAAATTCGAGATTCGCCGCGACAAGTTCTTTTTCCACCGGCTCGCCAAGAAATATCCCACTACAGAAGAACTTGCATTCTTCCTGGCTGCGAATTTTTTCTCTCTAAAGGTCGATTGGGTGCGCGATGTGACCTCGGATGAGTCTGAGGATGTCTATAAGTCTCGCAAGCGTATCAAAGAGTCCTTGGAGTATGTGGTGATTGGTGACCTCAAGGAACGGGGGTACACGGTAGACAGCCTCCAAGCGGCCATCGTGGTAACCAATGGACAGTACCCGACGTTGTTGACCCAAGCATTGACCCACGAGATACACGAGGAGACGGTTGTGGTACTGAATACCCTGATCCATTTTCTACCGACCTGGGGCAAGCTAATCACTGATACCATCGTGTTTCCGGCGGTCAAAACACGCTACGAAGCCTACACCCCGTTTCTTGGTATCGACCAACAATTATTTCGAGAAAGCATCAAAAAGCAGTTGACAAGTTAGCTAAATAGTGCTACAATAGCATCCACAAATGCGTTTTCTTACAAACACATACCATCACCAATAGGAGGTTTTTATATGTCCAGTGCAACCAGTTTCTCCGCCCTCAAGCGGTCTCGCGGTTCAGTTGAAAAACTTACCCAGGCCATTCAGAATCTCAACACAAAAAATGAAAAGAAAGAGGACGAACGTTTTTGGGAACCTACCGTCGATAAGGCCGGTAATGGTATCGCCATCATTCGCTTCCTACCCGCACCTTCGCAAGACGGCGAAGATGGTCTCCCCTGGGTACGCACCTTCTCGCACGGCTTTCAAGGACCGGGTGGATGGTTGATTGACCTGTGCCTGACCACACTGGACCAAAAGTGCCCGGTGTGCGAACAGAACACGGTGCTCTGGAATTCAGGTGTCGAGGCCAACAAAGGCATTGCGCGTGACCGGAAGCGTAAGCTGTCCTATTTTGCGAATATCTTGGTCGTCTCTGACCCCGCGAAGCCAGAGAACGATGGCAAAGTGAAGCTGTACCGTTTTGGCAAGAAGATTTTCGACAAGGTTTCGGAAAAGATGCATCCAGAATTTCCAGACGAAAAGGCATTCAGCCCATTCGATTTGTGGGAAGGTGCGAACTTCAAGCTCAAGATTCGCCAGGTCGAAGGGTACCGTAACTACGACAAGAGCGAATTTGCAGCACAGGCCCCAGTGTCCACCGACGACGCGGTGCTCGAAAAGCTCTGGCAATCGGAATTCTCATTGAGGGAATTCATTGCTCCAAAGCACTTCAAGACCTATGAGCAGATTGCTGCTCGCATGACCCTGGTACTGGGTAGTGTCGCAATCAACACCTCAGCCGAGAAGTCGGTGTCAGCGGCGTTGACCGACGATACCGATGTGGGTGTCGTTGCGCCTGTCGTTCATCCAGGATTGCCGGCGTCGGCGCCACCGGATGAGGACGACATGAGCTTCTTCCAGAATTTGGCAGAGTCCGAGTAAACTAAATAGGTGCCGCCGGGTCTCACGATTCAGTGGCACCAAACAGAGCACGCACGGGGGCTAAAAGGGTCCAGGAGGGCTCTTTAGGTGGGCACCTATGCTCGTATATACCAAACTCCAAGGGGTAACCATGAGGTCATTCATTATCACCGTGTTTTTGTTACTGGGAATCGCTGGTGTCGCGTTCGCGGCCGGGCAACAGGAACCCTCGTACCCACCCTATTGCTGGCAGCAACCTGCGGGCCAAACGCTGTGGTTCCCTTGTGGTTCCGATGACGCGAAGGTGGCTCATTGCGCGAATCTCATGGAAACGGCCATGATAAAGGTTGACCCTTACCTGAAGTTGATTGAAACGGGTTCGTCCAAGTTGTCACCTGCAAAAAAAGAAGAGTTGAAACGTGCGCTCTACACCTGGAATCGAATCAAGCACGAGTGTTGGAAAGAGTTTGA